CAATCAATACTACAAATGGTAAATCAGGTGTAGAGTTATTGTGGGCAGGTAGTGGAACAAGTTCTGCTAATGCAACGATAGGATTTTTCTCTGGTACAGGTTATCACGATTACTTTACAGCAGGTAATAGTATTCCTAACAATGCAACATTGACAGCAAATACAAGTCCTGCAGGTGATATATTACTTTCAACAAAAGGTTTTGTTGCAGGTGACAACTATACAATAATATTAGAAGTGAGATAATGGGAAAAAAGAACAAAGACTATTCTAAAGAAATACTTGAAAGAATAGTAGGAACAAAGTCAAAGGCAACTTTAGCTGAAAGTTTTAAAGAAGCTTTTGTTGAGAAGTACGGAATTAAAAGAGAAGAATTAAAAAAAGGAATTGTAGATAAAGTCTATAATAAACAAGAGAAGGTGGAGAGATGAAATTAATAACAGAAACAATTGAAGATATCGAAGTATTGACAGAAGCAACCGCAAACGGTGGCAAAGGATACAAGATAAGAGGTGTCTTTATGCAAGCGGATATTAAGAACCGTAATGGTCGTGTCTATCCAGTTGATACTCTTGCTAAAGAAGTTAGAAGATATACAGAGTCATTTATAAACAAGAAGCGTGCTTTTGGAGAACTAGGACATCCTGACGGACCAACAGTTAATCTTGAGCGTGTTTCACATATGATTACTAGTCTAAGACCAGAAGGTAAAAACTTTATTGGTGAGGCAAAAGTAATGGATACTCCTTACGGCAAAATCGTTAAAAATTTAATTGACGAAGGCGCTCAACTAGGTGTATCTTCAAGAGGTATGGGTTCAATTTCTAACGGTCGTGTTGGAAAAGACTTCTATCTTGCTACAGCAGCTGACATTGTTGCAGACCCATCAGCGCCTGATGCTTTCGTAGAAGGTATCATGGAAGGTAAAGAATGGGTATGGGATAATGGTGTACTGAAAAGTATAGAAGTTGAACGATATAAAGAAGAAATAGAAAGAACTAGACGCTCAGAATTAGCAGAAGTTAAATCTAATATCTTCAAAGACTTTATAAGAAAACTGTAACAAAACCTACGCAGCTTTTATGGTGAGCGTAGGGTTTGAGATGGTAATTGTTATAAATAATAGTAACTGAAAATTAATTAATTTACAAGGAGACCGAATGTCTGAAACCGAAATTAAGAAAGAAGTAGACTTGGCAGAAGCACCCAATGTAGTAACAAAGGATGCTAAACCTGCTGAACCTACTCACCTTAAAAATGACGCTGAAGATTTGGGCGCACCAGTGGTTAAACCTACTGATAGCAATCCAAACGCAGCGAAAGGGGTTAAGAAAGTATCGGATCAGGTTAACAAAGACGCTAAAGAAGTATCATTACCAAATGAAAACAAACCTAGCGGCATGAAAGAAGAAGAAGTAGAAGTAAAAGACGGCGTAGAAACTGTTGCTGAAACTGCTGAATCAACTGAAATGGAGATTGACCTAACTGATGATGTTAAAGCATTAGTTTCATCTGACGCTGACCTTTCTGAGGAATTCAAAGAAAAGGCTGCGACTATATTTGAAACTGCTGTTAAAACAAGAATACAAGAACAGACAAAGATTCTTGAAGCAAAGTATGAAGAAAAACTTTCAACTGAAACAGAAGTAGTAAAAGAAGCTATGGTAGAAAAGGTAGATTCTTACCTTAACTATGTTGTTGAAGAATGGATGAAAGAAAATGAATTAGCAGTTGAGAGAGGTATTCGTACCGAGATTGCTGAAGATTTCATTACTGGTCTTAAAGGTCTTTTCAAGGAACATTATATTGAAGTTCCTGAAGAAAAATACAATGTGCTTGACGACTTAACAAATCAAGTCAAAGATTTAGAAAGTAAACTAAATGAACAGATTGAAAAGAATGTAAATCTAAGTAAAGAAGTTTCTGAATCTACAAAAACAAGTCTAATCGCTGATGTAATTGCTGACTTAGCAGATACAGAAAAAGAGAAGTTTGTTAAAATGGCTGAAAATGTTGAGTTCGAGAGCGCTCCAAAATTTAAGGAAAAACTAGAAACTGTTAAAGAATCTTACTTCCCTAAATCTAAAATAGAAGAAGCAACATCTACGGATGAAGTTGATTCTGTGGCGGCGAATATACCTGCTGACGCTGGTACATCCGATGCTATGGCTGCATACACGGCCGCTATTTCAAAAGACCTTAAATCTTTAAAAGTTTAAGGGTGACACTAATTAACAATTAATAGGAGAGATAAAATGTATCTTACTGAAAATTTACAAGAAAAGTGGCAGCCAGTCCTAGAGCATCCAGATTTACCGAAAATCGAAGATTCTTATAAGAGAGCTGTTACAACTGTTATTCTTGAGAACCAAGAAAAAGCAGTTAGAGAAGACCGTGGCTTTATGGCAGAGGCTGCACCAAGCAACTCTGTTGCTGGTGGTGGTGTTGATAACTGGGATCCAGTTTTAATATCATTAGTTAGAAGAGCTATGCCAAACCTTATTGCTTACGATATCTGTGGCGTTCAGCCGATGACTGGTCCAACTGGACTAATCTTCGCAATGAAGTCAAGATTTGGTACTCAAGACGGTGCTGAAGCATTATTCAACGAAGCTAATACTGAGTTTTCTGGTGATAACGCTACTACAAACAATGCTGGTGCTTCTGGTGATGCTCAAGCGGGAACAAATCCTTCAATCTTGAATGATGCTTCTGCTGGTACTTTCACTACTGCTTCTGGTTTAACTACTGCTGCGGCAGAGGCTCTCGGAGATGCTTCTACTAACGCTTTTGCTGAAATGGCTTTCTCTATCGAGAAAACAACCGTTACTGCTCGTTCAAGAGCTCTTAAAGCAGAATATACTATGGAACTTGCTCAAGACTTAAAAGCAATCCACGGTTTAGACGCTGAAACAGAACTTGCGAACATCTTATCAAGTGAGATTCTTGCTGAGATTAACAGAGAAGTAGTAAGAACTATTTACTCACACGCTAAAGCGGGTGCTCAAGTAAATACAACTACTGCTGGTACTTTCGATCTTGACACCGACTCAAATGGTCGTTGGTCAGTTGAGAAATTCAAAGGACTTCTTTACCAATTAGAGAGAGATGCCAATGCTATTGGTCAACAAACTCGTAGAGGTAAAGGTAACTTAATCATCTGTTCTGCTGATGTAGCTTCTGCTCTTCAAATGGCTGGTGTATTAGATTACGCTCCTGCTCTTAACACTAACTTGAATGTTGATGATACTGGTAATACTTTTGCTGGTGTACTTAACGGTAAATTCAAAGTGTATGTTGATCCATACTCAGCGAATGTTGCTGCAAGTCAGTTCTATGTTGCTGGTTATAAAGGTACTTCACCTTATGATGCTGGTCTATTCTATTGCCCATATGTTCCACTACAAATGGTGAGAGCAGTTGGACAAGATAGTTTCCAACCAAAAATTGGTTTCAAAACTAGATACGGAATGGTTCAAAATCCTTTCGCAACTACTAACGGTGTTGGTGCATTAGATGTATCTGGTGCAGTTGCTGCTGGCGATCAAAACCTTTATTATCGTAGAGTTAAAGTTTCAAACATTATGTAACTTTATTTTTATAGAAGAAAAGGGGGGTCTTTACGACCCCTTTTTTTGGTCTAAAAACTCTTATAAATAGTAGTATGACAGATGTAAATGTAAATTTAAGACAACCCTCAAAGATGGACTATGCAAGTCCTATTCAGTTTAGGTTTAAAATTGCTAAACTTCCTGAGGTAGAGTTTTTTATACAGACAGCAAATGTACCAAGTATGAGTTTAGGTGAAGCCACAATGGCAACACCACTAAAAGATATACCAATTCCAGGTGATAAAGTAAACTTTGGTAGTTTAGATATATCATTTCTTGTAGATGAGAATTTAAATAACTATAAAGAGTTACATGATTGGATAAAAGGAATAGGTTTTCCACAAGACCATACTCAGTTTAAAACTTTACAGGCAACAGGATCAGATAGATTTCCAGGTTCAACAGCAGGTGCTTCTGTACCGGGTATCGCAACACCACAACCTCTTG